GGCGTATTTGCAGGAACTTGGCTTTGAGGGCGTTGACAATACAGGCAGTAAGGGCGGCGGCACAATTTTCTTGCCGTCTGTTTATGCTACTGGCGGCGGCTTAGAGGATGTTGAGTTTGAAGATTTGGTCGAAAACTATAATTACCTCAAAGACGCAATGAACGCAGTGCGTAAAAAGTTTGGCGATGAAAATGATGTGTTTAGGGTGCTGTCCGATGCCTATACGGAATATGCCGATGTGGTAGAACCAGCAATCGAAGCCATTGATAATGCCAATGAGTTGATTGTTGAATACTACAAGGCAACCGAGAGGGCTATTAATGATCCTAAGACGCAGGAAGAGTTTGATGCTTTCCGTCAAAGTATCATTGATAAAGTCAGCGGCGATATGGACTGGAATGCCGATGGTACATATACGGCGGCTGGTTTGGTCGATAGCCTGTTATCTACGGATCGTGCATATGCCCAATTTTATGATGATTTAGTCGATACCACAAATGACGGTCTGGATGCCGTTGAAGATGCTATCCAGTCCCACGGCGATTCTGTAAAGGGAAAACTGGAAGCACTCTGGAATGCAGAAAGTTTCAGCGATACAAGAAAGTCTATTGAGGAAATGGCAAGTGCCTTGGATGGCATTACCGCTGATAACATTGACAGCCTGATTGAAGGTAGTGCAGAATTGGCGGCACTGTTGGAAGAGGACGGCATGAATGCCCAATTCCTTGCCAATATCCTGCAAACTGAGGTTACGAGCGGCAACGGCTTTGACCTAATTACAGAGGATGCCTTAAAGCTGAACAGTGCTTTGGAGGGCATGAAAGGTCGTTTTGACGAAGTTACCGATGCCAAATCACGCTATGATGCGGCTTTGGCTGGCGGCGAAAAAGACGATAATTTCAAGAACTATGCAGAGGCATTGGAAGCCCTCAATGAAGAGTTTGTCAAGGGGTATGAAAACAGCAACCAGTTTTGGGCGGCAGCGGAATACCTGTTTGGCACTGAGCAGCTTAATGAATGGGGCTGGTCACAGGGCTTAGATGAAATCTATGCCGCTATGGAGCGCAATGTTGCTATCTTTGGGGACGCTGAGAGCGCAGGAACAGGCTTTTTGGATCGCCTGTATGAAATCTCAGAGGCAGGACAAATCACGGCAGATGACGGCTCTGTAATCGCTCAAATTGAAAAATTGTCTGATGGTACATATGACTTCCAATTTGATTCTACGAACTTAGACGCACTGGCTGAAAGGCTGGGCATTACCAGTGAGGCAGCTACGGCGTGTATGCAAGCACTGTCTATGTACGGTGACTTCCAGTTTTATGACATTGAAACGGTCATGTCCACTATTGAGGAAATCGGGCTTGCGTCTGATTCCATCAACGGCACTGCTGTCAATGTCGGCACACTGACGGATCAGCTTATTGCCTTGGGATATAACAACAAAGATATTTTTGATTTGATGAATGTCCTGAAGGAAGTGGACGGCGTAAGCCTGATTGATATTAATGCCAATGTTGATACGCTGGCACAAAGCCTTTCCGATTTGGGACTGGCAGCGCAAGACGGCGTTGACATTAATGTAAACGCTGATGGATTGGCTGATCTAATGTCGCAGCTCAACTTTACCAGAGAGGATACCGAGGGGCTTATTACAAAGCTGTCTGAAGCTGACGGCATTACGCTGACCAATGCAGAGGGCGAAGTGATCAGCCTGAATGATGCGTTGGAATACACCGATGGTTTGACATTTGCCAGTGTGACGAGCGAAATTGACGGTATTACAAGTTCAGCGGAATTGGCAGAACAGGCAGTTGAGGATTTGCAGTATAGCATTAATACCCTCAAAGGCAAAACCGTCACAGTTACCCTTGATGTTCAGCGCAAGAGCGGTATTTTAGGCAGTATCTTTGGATACGCAAAAGGTACTGACGGCGCACCAGAGGGCGATGCCCTTGTTGGCGAGGAAGGCGAAGAACTTGTCCAGTCTGGTAATCGTGCCTATTTCGTAGGTACAAACGGTGCTGAAATCGTCCATCTGAATGAGGGCGATAAAGTCTATACGGCAGCGGAAACACGCAAAATCAAGCGTGGCGCAACCGTCATCCGTGGCGTTGTTCCTGCTTTTGCTGGCGGTACTGGTTTGGGCAAACCTGATACTCCAACTTATACATCTGTTTTGCCTGATAAGCCCACGACAAGCACAACCACAAACAGCAGTACCACAGATAAGGCAGAAAGCGAGTTTGAACGGCTCTATAAATACCATCAACACTTGCTGAAGATGGATCAGGAAAGCGTATCTGACTATATTGCATGGCTGGATGCCGCCTATCAGGAAGCCTATAAAAACGGCGAAATTGAACTTGATGACTATTACAAACATCAGGAAGAGGTATTTGACAAAATCAAGGAAAGTTTGGATGACCTTCAAAAAGCCCACGAAAATGCGATTACCTTTGATAAGATCAAGCTGGATAATGCGATTGAGGCTGGGGACTACGGCGATATTGTCAAATACACCGATGATATTGTTGAGCATTACAAGGCAATGCAAAACGAAGTCCACCTTCAGGCTGAGTATTACCGCTCCATTGGATATGCCGAAACCAGTGATGAAATTACGAAGCTGAAATCGCTTTGGTGGGACTATTACGAAGAAATCAAGAATGTATCCGCTGACGCATGGCAACAGGTGGTAGACAATGCAAATGACGCTCTGGACGGCGTTACAGGCTTGTATGACACCTTAAAGGGAGCGGCGCAGGAATACGCTGAGAACGGCTATATTACCGTTGATACCTTGCAGAGCATTTATAAGCTGGGAGTCCAGAACCTTGCTTATTTGCAAGATGAAAATGGGCAGCTCGTTATCAACGAAGCCAATATCCAGAAAGTTATTGCCGCTCGTACTCAGCAGATGGCGATTGAAACCGCACTGAACTACATTCAGCAGCTTAGAACGGCTCTGACCAATCAGGACACGGCGGCACTGCAAAACCTGATTTTTGCAACCGATGTTGCCGCTAACAGCACATGGGATTTGGTCTATGCGCAGTTGCAGTTGCTTGGTTTGGAGGATTCACAGTACAATGCGGCACTGCAAAGGATTAACACTTTACGCTCTTTGGCAGATGTGGCAGTTACCAGCATTGGACGCATTGACAATTCCGCAAAAGAAGCGTTGCAGAACACTTCTGACGCACTGGATGATATTTTGCAGTATGTAAAAGACATGATCAAACAAGAGGTCGAGAATCAGGTGGAGGCACTTGAAGATCAGATTGACCGATACCGTGAAATCGTGGATTTGCAGAAAAAATCCTTGGACTTAGAGCGTGAGAAGGACAACTACACAAAGAGCGTCACCGAAAAGACAAAGGCGATTGCTGAGTTACAGGCAAGAATTGCACGATTGGATTTGGATGATAGCAGAGAGGCACAGGCTGAAAAAGCAAAGCTGAATGAGGAATTGGCAGAACTGAATAATGATCTTGCCGAAACTCAGGCAGATTATGCGTATGAGGTCAATTCTGATGCGCTTGACGCTATGGCAGATGCCTATGAGGATGAAAAGCGCAAGGAAATTGAGATTTTGGAGGATACCATTTCCAGCGAAGAAAAACTATATTCCGCATCTATTTCCAGAATCAACAATGAATGGGATACTCTGTATCAGGATTTAATCAACTGGAACTATCAGTATGGATCATCCACAGAAAGCGAACTTGTTTCCGCATGGAATGCCGCAAGTCAGGCAGTACAGCAGTACGGCAGCTATTTGAATGCCGTTGCTACAACGCAAAGCCAACTGTCTGCCATTGATAATGCGTCCAGCAGTAATGTTATCGGCACTATGGGCGATTACGATACCAGCGGCGGCGCAACCATGAGCCGTGTAAAGGAAATTGTAGCGCAGATGAAAGCAAACTCGATCCAGCATGGCAGCGAGGATGACGCAGGAAAATTGCGTCTGAACAAAGAAAATCTTCGCTTGGGTGAAGAGTTGCAAGGGCTGATTGGTCGTACCGTAGTCCGTGGCAATGATGGTGTGTGGTATCTGGACAAGGTAGGCGGCGCACAGTTGTATGCTACTTACCCATATAGCACTTACCATACAGGCGGCATTGTCGGTGACGAACCCACAGCAGAACAAGATGAAATGTTTGCTTTGCTGAAAAAGCGTGAAGCCGTATTTACTGAGCCACAGCAAAAAACCATCTATCGTGTACTCAAAGAGGATGAAACTGTTGCTGGTAAGCTGGGCATTAGTGGTTTATACCGCAATATGAACGGCAGTATTTATGCCGAAACACAGTCGCAAAACGCTGTTAAGCGTGATGCGCAACAGGCACAGGGATCAGTTACAGGAACACAACAAAACTTTAATGTTGAAACTCATATGCCTGTTCAGATAATGGTTACTGAAAAGCTGGATAAGAGTGATATTAGACGGCTGAGTAAAGAAATCAGTAGCGTTGCTGCTGAGGGAATTTCCGAGGCTTTTATTAAGCGTGGCAAAGGAACTTTACGAGATAGTTTGTTAAAACCATAAAAATATAAAGCAAGTCCCGATTCTCCGTAAATGGAGAGTCGGGATTTTTTGCTTTTATGCAGGAATTAGACAAGCCATAACCCACATATATTGAACACAAAGGGGCTGGAAGATGAAACCTTGAAGGAGAGTGATTTTTATAGTAGCTATTTTAGAGTATAAGACTGACAAGCAAACAAAAATGCTTGGTGATAAGAAATTTACCGTTATCAACAAAATCCCTGTTTTTTGCAGTGCAGAAGAGCGAAAATTCGTGCTTCAGGGCGTTGAAAGCGGATTATATAACATTTTTCGTAAGTACATGAGTTGAGTTTTATGAGCCGCAGCGGTATAATATAACCGTTGGCGGCTCTTTCTTTTATGGAGGAGCCAAATGGACAAATATGATGCAATTTATGGCAGACAGTCAGTTGATCGAGAAGATTCTATTTCTATCGAAAGCCAGATTGAATACTGCCAATACGAAACCAGAGGGGGCGCATACAAAGTATTCCAAGATAAGGGATACAGCGGCAAAAATACTGACCGTCCACAATTTCAGGAAATGCTTGCGGCAATTCGCCGTGGAGAAGTCAAGCGTGTTATCTGCTATAAACTGGACAGAATAAGCCGCTCCATTCTTGACTTTGCTACTATGATGGCTGAGTTTCAGGAATATGGAGTCGAGTTTGTATCATGCACTGAAAAGTTTGATACTGCTTCACCAATGGGAAGGGCAATGCTGAATATCTGTATTGTCTTTGCGCAGTTGGAGAGAGAAACAATTCAGATGCGTGTCACAGACGCTTATATTTCCAGAAGTCGTAAGGGCTTTTACATGGGTGGGCGTATTCCATATGGATACCGAAAAGAACCGTTTATGCTTGATGGCAAAAAGACCTCACGGTATGTGATTGAGCCAGAGGAAGCAGAGGTTGTAAAGCTGATCTATTCTTTGTACGCAGAACCGCAAACTTCATATGGTGATGTTGTCAAGTATCTTATGGAACAAGGCATTACTAATAGCCGTACAAAAGACGGCGTATGGGACAGATGCCGCATTGCCGATATGATCAAGAATCCTGTTTATGTCAAAGCCGATTTGAACCTATACCGCTTTTATAAGGATCAAGGCACAAACCTACACAATAGCCCTGAAGATTACATTGGAGTCTTTGGTTGCTATCTGTACTCTGACAAAGATGCTGGGCGCAAACAATGCCATTTGGAGGGACAGCACATTGTATTAGCTCCCCATGAAGGGATTGTCCCGTCCGACATATGGCTGAAAGCGAGGTTAAAGTGTCTAAACAATAAGCAAGTAGCAAAGCCATTAAAGGCAGGAAACACTTGGCTGGCAGGAAAGGTTAAATGCGGCAAATGCGGTTATGCTTTGACAATTCGCAAATGCAAGCTGAAAACCAGAACAAGACGGTATTTTATTTGCAGCCGCAGAATGCAAACCGAAAAATGTGAGGGCGTGGGAGGCATTGACGCTGATGTATTTGAACCTTTCATTCTGGAACAGATGAAGGATCATGTCAAAGAGATTGAGTCATTATCCTCTCAAAAAACAGTCCGTGAAAACCCGAAAGTGTTTGAGTTAAACGCAAAGATTGAAGCACTTTCAGCGGAAATCGGTAAATTACTTGATAAGGTTGCTGACGCAAATGATATATTGATGGATTACATCAATAAGCGTGTGAAAGAACTTGACGCACAGATTAATGTCTATCGGCAACAGATTAGTGAACTATCGCCTTTACAGAATGTAGAAAAATTAGATACAAAGCAACTGAGAAACTACATGGATCATTGGGAGGAATTATCCTTTGATGACAAGCGAAATGTAGTGGATCAGCTTATAGTAGTAATCAAAGCAACAATGGACAGTTGTGAGATTACATGGAAGTTTTAACGCACTTTACCTTGATTGATTCGTTTCGCCAAACCTTTGGAAATGGACTACCTCACGTTCACGCAGGAATTTGATTACTTTGTTCACGTCGGGATCGTCGGACAGACGCAGAATGTTG